CCGTGATGTAAAGTCAAACAAGATCGCGAAGCCGTCCATTTGCTAGGTTTTTGTCTCTATCGTGCGTCGCAGCTGATGCCACCCCACGAAGTTTGCCACGCGTACCGGGTCAGGCAGGGCGCGCGCCACGTGCTCGAACGGCGACAGATGCCCCGACGTGATCAACCGGTCGGCTAGCTCCAGGTCTGCGAGGGGATCGCGCTTGCCATCGTGCGTCAGGTAGGATACCCGCGCGCACCTGGCTGCGCAGATCACGGCCACCTCTTGCTCGCTGTAGCCTTCGGCGAGCAGCTCCGGAGCATCGTCACCCATGGGTAGGTGCCACGCCCCGAACGCTAGCTCAGCTGGCCTATGCCTTTGATGGAGCAGCTCCATCATCTGTGCGATGCGCCGAAACTCGGGCTGCGCGTCGGCATGGCAACGCAACAAGAACAGCTGGTCGTACGTGGTCGCGCTCACGATGACGCTGACCCACGAGAAGGGCTCTAGGAGGCGGTTCGCAAGCTGCTTGTGCGCGCCGATCTGCATCAGCCGCCGCGCATGCTCGACTGCCGCATCTCGAGCGTCGAGCCAAGCCAACCGTGCGCACTCGGCGTCCTCGGGCTCGAGCTCTCTCTGTGCCTGCATGCCGCGTTGGTTGCGCCCCCAGTACTCTGGCACGAACGGGTTGGCCTCTACCGCAGCGATCATGCGCTCCACCGGGATGGCGCGCGAGCTCGCGGCGTTGCGGCTCAACATGCGGTGCGTGTTCCACTCGGCCAAGATGAAGCGCGGGAAGCGCACCTCGAACGTCACCAGCCGTGCACCTCGAGGAGCGATGCTGTCGGCCAAGATGCGAGCGCTGTAGCTCATCGCTTTATCTCCTGTCGCAGTGCTTTGAGGTCAGCCAACAGCGCGGCGTTGACTTCGCGTGCGCGCTCGAGGTCCTGCGCCAGTCGCCGCGCACGCTCGGCCAGTTCTTCGGCTCGTTCCTTGGTGCTCATGTGCCCTCCGCTCGCTGCACCAGCTGCGCAAGGGCCTGTGCCTGTTCGACCGTGAGCGTCAGCGTTGAGCCGTTCGCATCGACGCGCACGTCGGGATCGTAGGCCAGCAGCTGCCATCCGAGCGCACGCTTCAGCGGCGCAGCCAAGGCAGACCACTGCTCTCGGTGCTCGACCATAGTGCGAGCCACCTTGCCACCAGGCAGACGACGCATGCTGCTCACGATTGCCCCGTCGAGCCGAAGCCGCCATCGCCGCGCGCGGTGGTCCCGAGGTCGTGTGCGAGCATGAGCCGCACGCTTGGCACACGCGAGAACACCATCTGCGCCACGCGGTCACCAGGCTTGAGCGTGATTCTGTCGCCCACGTTGGCGACGATCACTCCGACCTCGCCGCGGTAGTCGCTATCGATCGTGCCGAACGCCACCAGCAGCCCGTTGCGCAGCGCGAGCCCGCTACGGCCTCGAATCTGCGCCTCCCAGCCTTCGGAGAGCGCCATCGCGAATCCGGTGACAATCAACGCACGCTCGCCAGCGTTCAGCGTTAGGTTGCCGGTGCTGATCTCGGTCTGCCAATGCCATCGCCACCCGGCCATGCGCAGGTCGAAGCCGCTGGCGCCATCGGTTGCACGCTCGGGCAGAGCGCCACTAGGCCGCACGAGTCGGCAACACACGTCGAGGTCATGAATCGTCGTCACTGGTCGCTTCCTCCGAACAAGTCCAACTGGTCTCGTGTCGCAGCCGATTGCAGGTTGCGCACGGCCTGGCGATAGTAAGACTCCTTCAACTCAAACCCAACGAACCTTCGTGGCTCAAGACGACAATTCGAGCCAGTGCTCCCGCCGAGCGCAATATGACCCTCGGAGCCAATCCCCATGAATGGCGACAGCACAACGTCGCCTGGGTTGGTCCAGAGTTCGATGCCTCTGCGGATGACCTCGAGCTGAAGCGGGCAAATGTGCCGCTCATCATCGTGGTCGCGTGCGCTGCGATATTGCAGCGTGTCTTGCGGATCGATGTCCATCCAGACTGGCGAGGCTACCTGTTGCCACAGCGATACGGGGTAGGCATCGGATGAGTGACGCACGCGGTCATCTCCAACGCACTCGCCAGGCGCTCGCATCGTCACGAGATAATCTGGGATGCCCTGTCGGCTCATGCTGGCGTTCTCGCGGACTGTCTTGTGAAGCAAGCCAAGCGCCTTGGTGCGCTGCATGGCCGTCACGGGGTCTTTCCAGATGACCACCTCGGAGTGAAAGATGAATCCTCGAGACTGAAACGCTCTGATGAGGTCGCCTCGAAAGTCTCGCAGCCCAATATACCCATCGCGCTCCTTGCTGGTAGGCATGAGCATGCAATGCATGGACACGAGACGGCCTCGGCGCATCACTCGGGCGAGCTCATCGATGACGTATCCGAAGTGCTTGAAGAATTGCTCGTCGTTCTTCACGTTGCCGATATCGTTCGGCGAGTTGGTGTAAGTGTACAGAGATGCGAACGGCGGCGAAAAGATTGAATAATGCGCGGAGTGGTCAGGCATCGCTCGGAGACCTTCCACGCAATCGACATGGTACGCACTGAACTTCTCGTTCACTTCTTGGTTGATGCAGTTCATGATTCACCCTCTGTGATCATCCATTGTGGAACCTTGATCGCAACATTCGGAGCATATGTCTCCGACTGGCGCATCAGCCCTCTCACAGCAGCTCGAGACACATCTCCCATCGCCACGACCATCTGTGAAGCCATGTCCTCGGCATCTGCTTCTTTGCGCTGTAGCGAGGCAACGACCGCTCCCTCAGCCTCGGACGATACAACGTAGACATGCACTGGGTTGCGCTGGCCAAAACGCCAGCATCGACGAATCGCCTGAAAGTACGTCTCCCACGAGTGCGTTACGCCCACGAACACCATGCGAGCGCATCGTTGCCAGTTGACGCCGAATCCAGCGATGCTCGGTTTCGTGACGAGGATACGAACCGTTCCCTCAGCAAAGCCGATGATGGCAGACTCCTTTTCGTCTTGCGTGTTCGATCCAGAGACCTCGACTGCGCCCGCAATTGCTTTCGCGAGTGCCGATGACTCATCGTTCAGGTCACACCAGATGAGCCACTGCTGGTCCGGTTCTGCGTTGACAATCGCGACAGCTTCATCCACGCGGTCTTTGATGGATGACTTGCGGGCCTTTCGCTGTAGGTCCAAGGTGCGAGCCTCGGATGCGAATAGAACGCCTGCCATCTTGGCAATAGAAGCGTCAGATGCCACTACTCGTGACGAGATCGTAAGCGGTGGGAGCTTATGATCTCCGTCCTGGTATCCAAGATCGGATGGACGGCGCATCATGACAGCCCAGGATGCAACCCAACGCCAAAAGTCGGAGCGAGCATGGCCTTTCAGTCTCCACACCTGCGTCTCTGCTCCATCGTGACAGAAGAATGTGGATAGCATCTCCGTGCGAGTGCACACGCCAAGAAATTCAGCGTGGTTCCCTAGTTCTGTGTGGTCGTTTGGGGCTGGCGTCGCGGTGCATGCGAGTCTGTATGGCGTCGTCGCGAACGCATCGATCACTGCGCCACGAGTCTTGCTGTCGTGGTGTTTGATGATGCTGGACTCGTCAAGCACGACTCCAACGAATGCCGATGGCTTGAAGTGAGAAAGCATCTCGTAGTTGGTGACGACGATGCGAGAGCCATCATCGGAGCGAGCGTAAGCAACGCCATCGATGCCGAACGCTTGAGCCTCTCGAGCCGTTTGCGTTGCCACAGCAAGCGGCGCAAGAATGAGGACCCTCCCGCCAGTACGCTTCGCCACTTGATGGGCTCACACGAGCTGCATCAGTGTCTTGCCTAGTCCAGTGCCAGCGAACACGGCTGCACGTCCTCGGCGCAAGCTCCATCGCACCACATCGCGCTGGTAGTCGAACAACGATGGATGCAGCTCTCCATCGGCGGCAAAGCCCGTCTCTGGTGACGGCGCGAGCTTTGACCTTACAAATTCATCGTACTTCACGCGGCACCTCCGTCATCGGCATCAGCCACGCCCTTGCTTTCTGCCAGCATCGTGAACGCGCTCTCGCGCACGCAGCCCATATCGCGTAGGGCCTGCATGGCCTTCTTGCTTGCCGCCGTGCCACCTACGCGCTTGATGGCTGCGGCGCTTGTGCCGAACTCCAGCGCATCCTTGAGGCCGTTAGCCTGCAGCCATGCCACGGCTTCGGGCGTGAGGGTAGACACCACCTCGCGTGAACGCTCCTGCACCACGAGGCGCTTGCCGTTGCTGAGCGGGATAGGCTGGCGCAAGGCCAGCTCCTTGATGCGCGCCTTCGCGAGCTTGATAGCCTGCTCAAGCACAGGCATCAGTTCGTGCACGCGCGCCGCGTCCTCGGCGGTCTGGATGCTCGACGCCACGCTCTCGACCTCGCGCATCGCGAGTGCCGTGGCGTTGCACTTGCCCAGGATGTTGCAGCGCTTGCACCACTCTCCCGGCGCTGGCGGCGTAGGCGCTCCGCTAGCAGCCGCGTGGATGGCCGCTAGAGCGTCTCCGGTGGCGTCGAGGTCCCAGCACTCTAGGTGCTCTGCGACCTCGCGTACCCCGTGCTCGTCCACGTAAAGCAGTGCTCCGCGTGCCTCGTCGGCGCCAACTAGCTTGGCGATGGCCATGGCCGCGAAGCGCACCTGCAGGCCCGGTGCGCTGTCGCGCTGCCACGTGCCTGTTTTCCAGTCGCACACCATGACTTGACCAGGGCGCACGCACACGAGATCGATGATGCCTAGCAGCTCGCCATCGTGGGCCTGGTTGCTGCGGCGATGCGCCATGCGGTCTGTGAGCCGCACGGTGCGCTTGCGCACGTGGTACGCCACGCTCACCTCGGGCAGCATGAGCCAGCCCTCGCCGATGCGCGCGTCGAGCCAGTCGAACGCAGACCGAGCCGTGGCGCCGAGCTTGCGCGCGTCGTCGCGCCCGAGGTCGTATTCGAGCGCGAGCTCCATCATGTCTACGTGGCCTTGCGTCAGCGCGAGTTCTGCAGCGCGATGCACGGCGTTGCCGAAGGCGAATACCGACGGGTCGTCGGGCTTCGACCACGTGATTCCGCTGTTCCATGGGTGGGCGCAGCGGCTCGCGAGGTCGAAGGCGCTAGCAGTGGGGAGCTTCATGCGCCGCCCTCGGCGGCTCGGATGCGAGCCTCGGCGGTCTTGTACGCCTTCGTGAGCGCGGCGACCTGGTCCGCGTTGCACTGCGCCTTGATCGCGGTGAGCTGCCCGCGCACGACCGCCAGCTCCTCGGCGTTGCTCACGATGGCGAGGTCGGCAATCAAGCTCAACACTGGCGAGGCCTCGGGCTCGAACGCGTCGGCGTCGTCCACCTCGGCCTCCTCGACCACCGGCTGCGGTGCGCGCTGAGGCTGCGGCACGGCCTGCAGCATGGGCCGTCGAGGCGCCTGCGGCTGCTGTGCGCGCTGGGGCTGCGGCACGGCCTGCAGCTGCTGCGCGCCGCTATCGGCCTGCGCCATCTCCTCGGCGGTGTAGAGGCCCGAGAGCTCGTGCGGGAACGCCTTGCGCAGCGCAAGGGCCTCGGCGACCTTGGCGATCATCAAGTCCGGCATCTGCGACCAAAACTTGGTGGGCGCTCCCTCTTTCGACGTCTGCACGTAGCTCGAGAACCGAGCCACGGCCCACAGCGGCTCGCGGAAGTCGGAGCGAAGCACGCCGATCTTAGCGGCTGCCGGCGGTGCGTCGTCGAGCCACACGTCGCGCCAGGTGCCATCCTTGCCGCACCAGAACGGGCCGAGCTGGCCCTGATACTTCCCGGTGCGGTCAGCGATGAGGCGGAAGCCGTCGATTCCCACCTGGATGCTCATGACCTCGCGGCGTTCGCGGCTATCCCAGCGCTTGACCGCGTAGACCTGTCGCGAGAACGGGTCGAGGCCCGTGCGCTTGCACTGCTCGACGAACAAGGCCAGCTCGTCGTCAGTGGCGCCGCGCGCGATGGTGCGGCGGATGAGGTCGATTCGTTCGTTGTCCCACATGGTTGTGATGGCGTTGTTGCTCATGCACCAACCCTTAGCGCGTAGGTGTTAGCGTGTCAAGCCTAGCGGGTAGAACTTGACGCCAAGCCGCGAAGGCCTTAGGGCTAAAGCATGGCCCATCCATCGGAAGTCGTGCGCAAGTTGCGCGCACAAGCTGGACTCACGCAAGAAGAGCTAGCGCAGCGGTCAGGCCTGCGCTTTAGCTTCGTGCGCAGCGTAGAGCAGGGACGCAACGCTCTGAGCGCGTACGACAAGCGACAGGCTCTTGCGAAGGGCCTCGGCGTGTCTCTGGTAGACTTCGCGCGCATGCTTGACGCACGCTAGAGCCCATGAAGCCGCTTGCCGACGCTTACGCCGATCTCGCGCTGCGCAGCGAGATACTCGACGCCATGGCGGATGGCTCGTGGCACACGGCTGGCTCGCTCGCGGATGCGCTCGGACACTCGCCGCGTCTGCTCTCGCACATGCTGATCCGGCTCGTGCGTCTCGAGGTGCTCCACCGCGACGTGCGCGCCGTCCCAACGCGCTACCGGCGAGCCAGGCTCGAGACGCTGAAGGAGCGCAAGGTGTCGCTCAAGATGCTGGTGGGCTTCGAGGCTCGATACGACGAGGTGCGCCGCCACGACTGCCGACACGAGACGCAGTGCGTGTGCGACGTGGCCGAAGCGTTCCCGCTGTCGCTCTGGTGCGAGTGTCCCGAGACATGTGAGTACTTTGAGGCGGTGCCACCGCATGCGCGCGTACTCGCGTCGCAGCCGTTGGGGGCTAGCCTCCTCGACCTGCTAGGCAGTGACGATGACGAGATCGTTGCTGCTGCGACCCCAGAGGAGCGCTTGCGTGCGCAGAAACGAGCCCAAAGGCGCCGTCAACGAGCTAGGCTAAAGGAGAAGCAAGAGTGCTAGCCATCGGCATCGACGCAGGCAAGCACCTGGGCGTGGCGGTGCTCGAGCTGGAAGGCGCACGGCTATCGTGCCGCGCCGCGATGCTGCACACCGTGCACGACCCGTGGGCGCTCGACTGGCCCGAGCAGCTACGCCGCGACATCTTCTCCGTGCCAGAGTTTGCGCCGCACGAGCCCTACGCCGAGTGGTGCATCGAGCTGCCCAAGGCAACGTACCCAGGCAAGGCCGCGTCCAGCTCGCTCACCAAGGCATTGATCGAGGCTAGCGTTGCGGGCATGGTTTGCGCTAAGCACTTCGATGCTACATGCATCACCACCGCCGCTGACGTGCGCCGCATGTTCTGCGGTAGCGCTACCGCCAACGATGCGGACGTTCAACGCGCGTTGCGAGCGCTGCGCATCACGCTTCCCACAGGGGCAAACAACACGCACACGCGAGACGCCGCCCTCGCTGCTGCGTATCTGATTCGGCGGCATCACAGGAGAGAGAAGCCATGATCGAAGAAGTCAAGCAAGCCATCGAAGCCATGCAAAACAGTGTTACCGAGGCCGTCAACGGCCTGGATGACGCGCTCACGAAGGTCGAGGACCGCGTCGGCGTGCTTGAGGCCAACGCGCGCGAAAACAACGAATTCGGCAAAACCATGCGTTTGGGAGAGCGCATCGGCGTGCTGGAGACCAGGGCAGAGAGGCACGGCGGCATGATCGACGCCGCGCAAAGGCGCATCGTTCAGCTCGAAGCGGAAACGCAAGCGCTCGAACTCGCCGTGCGCGAGCTGGAGTCGTTGCTCAGCGACCAGCGCCGCAACTGGATGTCCCGCGACCACCGCAAGGTCGAGCCAGCCGCAGCGGAACCGACGGCAGAGCCAGCCGCGGAGGCCGTGCCGGTTGAGGTTGCGCCGCTGCAGAGCGATCACATGGAAGCCGACGAGCCCGAAGCCGCACAGCCGAAGCAGCGCAAGCCGCGCGCTGCGAACGGCTCACACAAGCTGGTGGCTGAGACGGTGCTTGACGCTGCGAACAAGGGCTCGCTCACGTCGCCCTTCTCGCGCGCGATGGCCGTGGATGCTGCATTGCCAAGGCATGCGGACGTCACGCCGCAGATCGTCAGCAGGGCGCTGCAAGAGCTCGTGGAGGCCGGGTCGCTCAAGATGAGCGGCGAGCGCGCGCAGGCTCGCTACAGCCTGCCGTGAGCGCCGGCAAGTACAAGTCGGGCAACTACGCGAAGTCGGTGCAAACGCACCTGGCATCGCCGATGCTGCCCGTGTACGACCGCATGGAGGCCAACTTCTCGCACCTTGAGCGCCGGGCATGCGCCTACGAGATGGGTTGCCTCAACTACATCGCCAAGGTCCACCCGAACTGCATCAAGGCCGTGTGCCCAGAGGCGTGCTCGCAGTACAGGGCACCGGACGTGGCCACCATCATCTACGACGCCACACGAGCAAAACCATGAGATTGTCGAGCGTGTACGTAGCGGCGTCGAGCCGCGAGAAGGCCCGATCTGCTGCGTGCATGCGACGTCTGCGCGACGCCGGCTTCGTTGTGACTTACGACTGGACGGCGGACATGTCCGATGGTCACAACGAGCTGGCGCTGTCGCTCACCGAGCAGCGCGCGATCGCGGAGGCGTGCATCCAAGGCGTCGAGAAAGCCGATGCCCTGTGGCTGCTCACGGGCGAGCCTTCGCGCGGCGCGTGGGTCGAGCTCGGCTACTCGCTCGCGTTGCCGGGCATGTGGCGCGTATCGAGCGGCCCGCGCGTGACAGCGTTTCAGTCGGTGGTCGATCACTTCGAGCGCGACGACGATGCGCTGACCTATCTGCTAGAGTTGAGGGGCGCATGATTTGGCTCATCGCTGCTCTCGTTGCCTTAGCCTTTGGTTGCTTGGTCGTGATCTCGCGCGGCGACAAGCTCGAGGACCAGCGCTTCCGGGTCCATCTTGCCGAGCGTGACGTGGCCGAGGCCGAGCGCGAGCTCGAGGATGCTCGCCGCATCCTGCGCGAAGCCAGGCGCGAGCTAGACGCGATCCGGCGCGACCAGGAAAAAAAACTTAGGCCGTAGAAAAAACTTGTTGACTCTTTCTCTGGCCTAGCTATTATCTCTCTCACCGGCGACACCCAACACGGGACGCCGACAACCAGGAGCGAGACCATGAAGCGTTACAGGCAATGCGAGTGCGGTTGTGGCAAGTGGGCGAAGTCGCTGGTCGAGGTCGCGTTCGTGCCCGAGCAGCTGCGCAGCGCGTCCGTTGCCAGCGACGACGTCGAGCACCTCTCCGTCGCCAAGGCTTGCGCCGACCGCATGATCGCCCTCAACGGCTCCTGGTGCGGCCTGGTCTGAAAGATTGTTGACATCTTCCGAGTCATAGCTAATATCTAACCACCGCCGACACCCAACACGGGACGGCAACAAGGAGTCGAGCCATGATCGCCAGCATCCCCGCAAGCAATCTCCGAGTCGGCGACTACGTGGTCGAGATCGGCCACGCCTACAACGCCAAGGTGCGCCGCCTCGAGCAGCTCCCCGACGGGCGCATCGAGATCACCATCGGCACTGCGGTCCGCACGGTGACAGCCGATACCTGGGTCGGCGTTCGGCGCTGACCGCTCCCGCTCACAGACCGCGAAGCCTGCCACACCCGGCGGGCTTCGCCGCTTTGTGGGCCCGCACGGGCGATGGGCGCTCGATTTCCCATCAAATACCGAGGAAACGAATAAAGTTTTTTAGATCGCTTGACAGCTTGGGAGCTAGGGCCTACGGTGGGGGCATGACCAACCGCACCGCCTCCTCTCCCGCCGCTACCCCCGACCCCGCTACCCCCGCCGCTACCGCCCCTGCCGTCCCTGCTACAACATGGTGGGAGAGCGAGGAAGCGGCGAAGGCCGAAAAAGAAGCGGAAGCATACGCCGTGCTGGCGGCATGCAGGGCGACGGCGAGGGCGAGAGAGGGACGCTAGGCCCCACCCCCCACCCCGCCTCGCCCCATCCCCACCACAAGGAGAACCGCCATGCTTCACTACAACTCCGCCGCCTACACCGCCCTCCCCTCCGACCTCGTTGATGCGATCATGGACCGCCACGACGAGCCCGCAGACGCGACGGGCGACCTCGCCGAAGCCGTGGACAGCCGAAGCACCTGGCACGTCCGCGAGGAGGACGGCGCGCGCCGCGCCATCCTGCGAGGCGGGCACGCCTGGTGGGTTCTGTCGGTCGAAGCTGACCGGCCGTGGGGAATCGTCCGCTCCCTCCGCCCGTACGCCACGCTCGACCAGGCCGACGAGGCCATGGGCTGGTAGCCCCCTCGGGCGTCGCCCCACCCGAAGCTCGCCCACCCGGCGGGCTTCGCCGCTTTGTTGGCCCGCTCCAGCCGCACGGCTACTGTTCCCCCCCATGCACCGAACCAACCGTCGCATCACTCCCGCCGACTACGCCGCTCGCCGCGCCGCTCGGGCCGTCCCGGCTCGCACGCCGCAGGTAGAGCCCGCGCCTCCCACCGCGCTCGAACAGGCAGCGGAGGTCGCCAAGATGGCGCTCGGTGGCTTCGTGTTCGCCGTCGGGCTGTACTGGTTCCTCGTTGCGTTCTTCGGCGTGGGGCCGGACTGGTGAGCGCTTGACTGAGTGTGTTCTTTGTGTTACTTGGCGCACATGCCGAAGATTCTCAAGTATGCGCGCATGCCTGTAGACGTCGAAGATGCTCTGCGGCGGAACGTCCACGACTACGGCGTGGCAGCTGTGGCCAGTTGGCTCGAGACGACTCCGAGGAGCCTGCTCTGTGCCATGGCTGGTGTAGCAAGCAGACCAACGGCAGGCTTCGTCGAGGCTCGCTGGCGCGAGAAGGGGCCTCTGATGGCCTCGCCATCTCGCACGACTGGAGGTGACGAGCGCGCTCACTTCCGGTGCGAGGTGCCGTGATGGTGTGGGCCAAGTTTGACGACCAGACCCTCAATCATCCGAAGTTTCACGGCTTGTCTGACTCGACGAAGCTTCTTTGGTTTCGTTCGATCCTTTATTGCACCCGTTACCTGACAGATGGTGCGCTTGATCAACGGGCGCTTTCGTTCCTCGGAGCGAAAGAGAATCAGGTTCGAAGCCTGGTCCAAGCTGGCCTCTTCGACAAGTCAGATGAGGGCCAGATCGCTGTGCACGACTTCCTGGACTACCAGCCAAGCAGAGAACAGGTACTGAGGGAGCGAGAGCAGGTCAAGCAGCGCGTCGCAAACTTCCGAAGTCGAAAAGAAGAGAAAAGGGCCGAATCTGAAGATGAGTCACGCCGTTACACGGGCGTTAGTAACGCTGAAGTAACGTCGGCTGTAACCCCGAACGTAACGCGAACGTACGCCGTTGGTAACGCCGCCCCCGGCCCGGCCCGACCCGACCCGTCCCGACCAGAGAAGAAATCCCAACCTGCCGCCGCCAGTGTCGCGCGCGAGGCGCCACAGCCACCGGCGGACCCACCACCTGCCACGCCAGCGCGAGCAGCCGAGCCAGCGGCCAAGCCGCCACCGGAGGCGCCTCGGGCGACAAGCGGCAGCGGAGGGGACCTCGAGAGCCAGCTCGTGGGCCTGCTCGAAGGCGACAAGCACCTCGCGAGCCTGCACGCCGACGTGGCTACGCTCGTCGAGCGGGTGGCCTACGCCGCCGACGCCAAGCGCCCTGCCCACGTGCTCGCCGCCGTGCGCAAGGCCCTCGACGTGGCAGCCGCTAGCAGCTGGGGCCTCACGCCAACCGTCAAGACCGTACTCGCCTACGCCTCCAAGGCGAGCGAAGCCGACCTGCCTAGCGCCGGAGGTGGCAAGGCTGGCAAGGCTGCGCTCGAGTCGAAGCCGGCTCGGTGGACGGTGCTCCAGTCCGGCAGCGAAGAGCACCGCAGCAAGATCGCGGACCACTTCGACTTCCGCCGCTCCTGCGGATGGGACGTCGGCAAGCCTTGGCCGTTGCCCGAGATGGTGGCCGCAGGATGGCGCGAGGGCATGCCTTGGCTACCTGACCCCATGCCGCTCGCGAAAACGTCTCCTGACCCCTCTAGCGGCCCAGCAAACGGCAACGTCGAGGGCAAGCGTCGCCCGAAGGCGGGGGGCGAGGCATGAGGCGCTACCGAGACCGGAAGCAGAACGACCGCCCGCCGCTGCCGCTACGCCCGAGCTCGGGGCGGCAACCGCCCGCGGACCTGGCAGCCGAGGCCGCTGTGCTGTCGGCGGTGATGCTTGACCCTGGTCGCCTCGACGCCGTGCTCGACATCCTGCGCACGCCGGCGGTGTTCTTCGCCGAGGCCCACCAGCGCATCTACCAAGCGATCATCGACCTCGACTCGGTGGCGCAGCGCATCGACGTCACGACCATCGCCAGCAAGCTCTACGAGCGCGAGCTGCTGACGGCCATCGGAGGGCCGCCGTACCTCGCCGAGCTCCTGGACGGCACGCCGGCCATCGGGCACGTGGAGGCGCACGCGCGCATCGTGCTCGACCGCTACCAGCAGCGGCAAGTCATCGCCGCGGCGCAGGCCGTAGCGGCGGAAGGCTACGGCGACGTCGGACCCATCGAGCCCTGGCAGCACGAGGTCGCCAAGCGCTTTGCCGACATCGCCGACAACGCGCCCACTCGCAAGAACGAGCTGATCGCGCACTACGTGCACGAGGCCTTCTCCGACCTCGAGTACCTCAACAGGTACGGCACCAGCCGCGACGCGACGCCGACCGGGCACCGCGACGTGGACCGCATGCTAGCCGGCGGCTACGCGCCCGACACGCTCACCGTGCTCGCCGCCCGCCCCGGCATGGGCAAGACGTCGCTTGCGATGCAACACGCCTTCCACGCGGCCAAGGTGGGTCATCACGTGTTGGTGTTCTCGCTCGAGATGCCCGCCAAGCAGCTCGCGACGCGCCTCATCTGCACCATCGCCAACGTCAACGCGTCCGCCGTCACTGGTGGCTACTGCCGCGCCGAGGACTGGACCACGCTTGCTGACGCCGCGTCGCAGATCTCCAACCTCCGGCTGAGCCTCGACGAGCGCCCCGCCGTCACCACCGCCGAGATCCGTTCCCGCGTGCGCCGCGCCACCCGCGAAGCCCTCGCCGCTGACACCACCCTCGGCCTGGTGGTCGTGGACTACCTGCAGCTCGTCACCGGCGACGGCGACTCACGAGAGCAGGAGATCTCGTCCATCTCGCGCGGACTCAAGGCCATCGCCAAGGAGTTTCACGTCCCCGTGCTTGCGCTCTCCCAGCTCTCGCGCTCGGTAGAGTCGCGCGGCGACAAGCGCCCGCTGCTCTCGGACCTCCGCGAGTCAGGCGCCATCGAGCAGGACGCCGACAACGTGCTCTTCATCTACCGCGAGGACTACTACAGCGGCGACAAGCCCAAGAACCACGTCGCCGAAGTCATCGTGGCGAAGCACCGAGCAGGCGCCACCGGCCAGGTCCCGCTTCGCTGGACCGGCCACTGCACACGCTTCGACGACCTCGACACCGCCCACGACGACGGCGACGCTAGGCGCTACTAGGCAGACCGCCACCAGAGACCGCGCGCGAAGCTTCCCGCGCCCACCAAAACCTTGTCAAGTGGATTCGACCGATGGGAATCAAGGTAAACAACAACGGGAAAACCACTAGCGCCAAGGGAGCGAAAGGCTCTAGCCTCCAACGTGGCAACTCCCGCGCGCTCGATACCACGCCGCAAGATATTGACAAGGCGTGGCAAGCCGCCGAGGCCATTGGCGCACGCAACCCGATGGCGAACGCTAACCAGGAGCCGACGCCTGAGTGCCCGCCGACGCGTGAGGACCGGGTGCGCGCGATAATGGAGCTCATGCCCGCCCGCTGGGTGCGAGGCAAGACCGGCGAAGAACTGGCTACGCGCTGGGGCCTAAGCGCTAACGCCCTACGCGACCTCGCCGCAGAAGCGTGGCGCCGTGTGCGGGCGCAAGACCCGAGCTACGTACGCGACAAGCTGTCGAGCGCGCTCGAGGAGAGCGTGGAGGCCGTGCGCCTCGCCGACGAGCCTGCCACCGCGAAGGCCAAGGCACTCGCCGTGGTCACCGGCGCGTGGGCTCCGCTCGTGGGTGCCAACGCTGCTGCCAAGGTCGAGGTCGTGGGCGCTGCGCCGCCGGGTCTGCCGCTCGAGGTGGCCGAGGCATGGGGCAAGACCGACGACCTATCGCGGCGCAAGGTCCATCGCCACGTGCTGCTCGACGCGCTTGCAAGCTTGGACGAGTGGCCTTACGATGAACGCATCAGCGCGTTACAAGACGTGCGCGACATGCTGACGCGACTGGAGGGGTCCATCGTCGCGGTAGCAGGAGGATGAACGGATGGAATCCATCCGGGGAGGTCATCGTGCAAGAAGAAGAACGTGGAAGGTTTGCCGCTTGGTTGCGAGCCAACGGCGTGGCGTGGAGCGCCGCAGCGCTCGGCGAGTGCTCGTCGACCGTGCTCCATGTGGCCGTTGGCGCCTCCAAGCCGAGCACGGCGAGGCGAGTGCGAGACGCGTGGCGAGCGCTCCTCGAGGCCAACGGGGAGAGAGATGACTGATCGCAAGTACGCAAGCGACCTCGACGCCGCGGTGCTTGAGCTGCTGCAAGACGGCGCACCCAGGAGCCGAGCCGAGGTGGCCGCGCTGCTGCCTCACGAGCCACGCGAGGCCGTGGGCCGTGCGCTGCAACGGCTGCATCGTGGGGGGCGCGTGGTGTCACAAGGCTACCGCGCGAGCACGCGGTACAGCGTGAGCACGTGAGTTGCAATAGACACAAGCCAGCGTGCGGGGCTCGCCGTTCGGACTATGCCTTCGTGGAGTGTGACAGGGAGGCGAGGAAGGCAGCGCGGCTAATGGTGGCCCGCCATCACTACGCTGGTAGCTCGTCTCACCGTTCTTTCGGCGTGTGCGCGATAGCGAAGAAAGACGGGCGAATGGTCGGGGCAGCCTTGTTTCTCCCTCCGCTTCCGCCCGCCGCCAGGAAGCGAGCGAATACGGAGCCAGCAAAAGTGACGATGTTGTCAAGGTTGGTCGTGCTTCCAGGCGAACCGACAAACATTGCTTCCATGTTGATCGGAGCATCGCTTCGCCTGTTGAAGAAGGGCGGGCGGTACGATGTGGTCATCACGTACGCCGACACGAGCCGAGGGCACACGGGCGCCATCTACAGAGCGACCAACGCGGAATACTGCGGCCTCACTCGGCCCGAGCCCTACTGGGTGGACCAGCACGGGCGCCGAGTGTCGCGCAAGGCGACCATCTCACGAACGGCGTCGCAAATGAGAGCACTTGGCTATCGTCGCGAGGTTTCACCAGGAAAGCATTGTTTTCGATGGGTTATCGCATGACCAGGCATCAACTCATGCAGGCCGTGGACGCGTACGTGCTAGAGCGCACCCGGCGGGCCGAGGAAGAAGCAGAGCGGCTGCGGGCCGAGGTCGCCGAGCTGCGAGCCAAGCTAGCTGAACGCTCCGTGCGCGAGCGGTCTGGTGCTCAGGTAGACCTGACGGACCTACGCCGCGTGGTGCGAGGCTACGACAACAGTCGGTCGCAGACTGCGACGAAGCAAAGCCTACACGAGCGCATCGCACGGGCGCTGCTCGCTCGCATGCTGGAGGAGACATGACAGACCAAGACTCGACCAAGCAGCTAGCGGTCGCAGCTATACGCCTGTGGCACGAATGGCGAGACCTAGCGCTCGAACTCGACGCTGAGGTGGAGCGTCTGCGCGCCGACCGGCGTCAACTCCGCGCTCGCCTCGTGGAGTGCAGGCAGTACATCGGGTTCGTGCCATGGCCGAACACCAAAGGCATGACCGAAATGCTGGCCATCCGCGATCTCGCCGACGACACGCTCGACGAGGTGCGCGAGCTGCCGCCACGCGTGATGCACCGACTGCTGAGGGACCAATGATGGAGCTTCTACGTTGTTTCTACTGCAGCAAAGTTGATGGACCGTTCCACAACGATCACATCGTGCCAATCAGCCGTGGCGGGAAAGACGAGCCTCGGAATGTCGTCAAGGCTTGCCAGGCATGCAACTTGAGCAAGAGCGACTACCTGGTCGCTGAGTGGTTCGAGTCTGGTCGTGCGCCTTGGAACTCGATTCCGGAAAACATTCAAGAGCAAGCGGCGCGAGCCGAGCGGCTGCACTCGAACATCGACTCACGAGTCGTAGCGCGAAACAAGGCAAGAAAACATCGTCGCGAGTTGCGATGCGATGGCTGTGGGCGCGCATACGACCCGAGCAGGCGAGACGACATGCACCTCGCATGGAGAGTAAACCTTGATGACGAGGTGCAACGCTTGTCGGTTCTTTGCAAAGTAGAAGAACATGGGCACACGTGCATCCAGAAAGAGGATGCAAGATGCCAGCGTCGAAAACTTGAGATGCACGACGTGTCGATCTGGAGCGCTGGTCGTGATGAAAGCCTTGCGCTGTTCGCTGACATCGTCACCAGCTACAAGTTGACACCAGAGCTGACGCATGAGCTCGCCGAACGTCTACAGGTCATCGCCAACTGGGTTTCGCCATGAAGCGCCTATCCATCGGCGACATGCTGCGCCGCCGCAACGTTGATCCACCGGCTCCGCGTCACTTTTCGGAGCTGATCTTCACCGTGGGCGAGATTCGCGAGCGCGAATCGGGCCTGCAGTACCTGCTCCAAAGCGGCCACTTGATGGCCATCGTGGACGATGACCAGCTGGACGGCTGGCAGCGCGTGATCGTTGTAGACAAGGAGGATGAGCCGTGAGCGATACCATGCAAGACGTCCAGGTCGGCGACACGTTCTGGCTTCGAGCCATGCCTGCGCAGGCTTGGGAGGTCACGGTGCTCACGAGCTCGGGGCTCGCAAGGCTCGAGAGCGGCGCCATGTGGGCCTTCGAGGCAGTCGAGCACCTGCTAGACGAGCGCGGGTCATGGCTCCGTGCCGACCACGTGCGCGAGGTCATGTGAAGCGACTCATGGCCTCGTGGTGGGAAGTCTACAGCGGCAAAGAGGCGCACTATTGGCCATGCCTGCATGACGCTCGCGTGGTGCTACCATCGCGACCTTCACCGCTGTTCCTTGCCAGCCGCAAGTCGCAAGCGCTCGACTGGGCCGCTGACTACCGACGCAAGTGGCCGGCGCTCGGGAAGTCTTTGCGCGTAGTGCGTGTGCGGCGGTACCGCAAAGGCAAGCCGTGAGGCCCAAGCCGCGACCCATCGTGCTCGGCGAGCTGGTCTGGTACTGGCAGCAGAGCGCCGCCGACATGGGCTTCTCAAGCTCGTGGGGGCCGATGGTCGCCGCGGCCTCTGGTTCGTTCGGCGGGGGTGGCGGCAAGCCCGACGCTCGAATCACCGACGCGCGCATGAACGCAACGGCGAGGCATCGCACGATACGCAAGCGCCTCGACCAGCTACAGCGTGGGCACCTCGCCACGCTGCGAGCTATCTACGGCGGCACCATCTGCGCGCCGCAGGTGGTCGCTCACTTCGGGCAGCTCGCACCGATAGCGCCACGCACCAAGGCAGCAGGCGAGCTCTACGAGGCCGAGCGCGCCAAGGGCAAGACCAAGCTGGGCAGCACCGAGCAGTGGCTCGCGCTTGCCTGTTCCGCGAAGCACGAAGCGCTAGACGCCGTGATGGCCGAGGCGCTCGAAATGTTCACCGACGCACTAGAAGCATGGAAGGCAACGAAAGATGGC